TTATTATCAAAATCCCCATACGATGTTTGAGAGAATTTATTACGAAAATAATAATCCAAAGGATTTTGACGCATCACATTTGACCGATAAAATGGTTAAAATTGTTGTTCGTCAAAGAGATGATTATAAGATGTTTGATAAGTTTGTAGATTCAATAGTTAAAGTAAATCCATTAGAACTTAAAATTATTGAGAATATTGATGTCTATGATGAAGATGTAAATTGTGATGAAATTCCAACAGAGGATACGTTAAGTATTTTGGATAAATATGTGGAAGAGTCTGAGTTTGAATTAGACAAAAATACGATTAAAAAACTCTTACGGGAATTTTATAAAGAAGCATTGGAAGTAGAATAATGTTTTTACTCACTATCGCAGAAAAAGAAGAAGAAGGAGCATACGCAGTATCCGATGAGAATGGTGAAAAAATATTGTATTTTTTTGAAGAAGAAGACGATGCGGAAAGATATGCTGGTCTTCTTCTGGCGGAAGATTATCCAGAAATGACGATAGTGGAAGTTGATGATGAAATGTCAATAAAAACTTGTGAGATGTATGGATATAATTATGTTATAATTACCTCAAATGAATTTGTGATACCACCAAGAGATTATGATACTATTCAAACAAATCGCATATCGTAATTTTCTTTCTTCTGGAAATCAACCGACAGAAATAAAATTTACAGATACGCAAACTACTTTAATTGTCGGTGCTAATGGTTCAGGAAAGAGCACTATGCTTGATGCTCTTTGTTTTGGATTATTTAATAAAGCATTTCGTAAAATTAATAAATCTCAATTAATCAATTCAACCAACGAAAAGGAATGTTTGGTTGAGATTGATTTTAGTATTGGAACAAAAGAATATAAAGTTAAAAGAGGAATTAAACCAAATATTTTTGAGATTTGGATTGATGGTGTTTTGCAAAATCAAGCAGCAGCATCTACAGACCAACAAAAACAATTAGAAGATGCTATTCTAAAATTGAACTATAAGTCATTTACTCAGATTGTAATTTTGGGTAGTGCTTCGTTTGTACCTTTTATGCAGTTGTCTACGGCAAATCGTAGAGAAGTTGTGGAAGATTTATTGGATATTAAAATCTTTTCTGCAATGAATGCAGTAATTAAAGATAGAATTAAAAATACAAATGATAAAATTAAAGAACTTTCTTTGAAGCAATCGATGACCGAGGAAAAGGTCGAGATGCAAAAAGAGTTTATTGAGAGTATTGAAAAAAGTGGTAAAGAAAATATAGAAAAGAAAAAAGATAAAATCACTTCTATTGCCACTTATATTGACCAATTAACAGCAGAGAACGTACAGAAGTTGGAGGAAGTATCAAATACTCTTCAACCCCAATTAGAGAACCTTTTGGACGCATCTAAGAAACTGAAACAACTTTCCAATTTAAAGGGTAAGATTTCTGAGAAAGTATCAAGTATTACAGAGCAGCATAAATTTTTTATTAATAATTCGGTATGCCCTACTTGCACACAAACTATTGAGGATGAATTTCGATTAAATAAAGTAAGTGAAGCTGAATCCAAGGCAAAAGAACTTCAGCAAGGTTATAATGAACTAAAAGATGCAATTCAACAGGAGGAAAAAAGAGAAAGTGAATTTAATGTCGTTTCAAAAGAGATTAGTTCGTTAAACAATGAAATTTCTAACAACAATGTTAAAATTTCCCAACTTAATAAACAATCAAAAGACTTGGAACAGGAAATTCAAGACATTACCAATAAAATTAAAAATAGAAATGTTGAACGAAAAGTATTAATAGGATTGGAAGAAACTTTGGATTTAATCCAAACGGAGAAAGCAAGGAATAAGGAAGATATTTCTTATTTTGATTTCGCACATTCTTTGATGAAAGACGGTGGAATTAAAGGTAAAATCATTAAAAAATATCTTCCTCTTATGAATCAGCAGATTAATAAGTATCTGCAAATGATGGACTTTTATATCAATTTTACTCTTGATGAAGAATTTAATGAAAAAATTAAATCTCCTATTCATGAAGATTTTACATATGAAAGTTTTAGTGAGGGAGAAAAAATGAGAATCAATCTTGCAATTTTGTTTACTTGGAGAGAAATTGCAAGAATGAAAAATTCAGTCAATACCAATCTTCTTATTTTGGATGAAGTGTTTGATAGTTCTTTGGATTTTATGGGAACAGACTATTTTACAAAAATTATTAAGTATGTTATAAAAGATACTAATATATTTGTAATTTCGCATAAGACAGACGAATTGATTGATAAATTTGACAAAGTTATAAAGTTTGATAAAATTAAAGGATTTAGTAAGGTAGTATTATGATTGGAATTGTGGGTAATGGATTTGTTGGAAATGCAGTTTATCAAAATTTAAGAGATAAGATAACTTGTAAAGTTTTTGATGTTGATAAAAATAAATCATTTAACACATTAAATGAAGTATTGGAACAAACATTTATTTTTGTTTGTTTACCGACTCCAATGAAATCGACAGGAGAATGTGACCTTTCAATTTTAAATAGTTTTTTTGAAAATTTGCCAAAAGTTGTTGATGGTATCTTTGTTATTAAATCGACGGTTCCAATTGGAACAACTAAAAAGTATTCTAAAAAATATAAAGTAATTCATAATCCAGAATTTTTAACTGCTAGAAATGCTGTTGAAGATTTTAGAAATTCTGAAAGAAATGTTGTTGGTGGAGATAAAAATCTTTGTCATCAGTTTGCAAATTTCTTTAAAACTATATTTCCAGAAATTCCAAGTGTTATAACTAGTTCCGATGAAAGTGAAGCAATTAAATATTTTGCAAATAGTTTTCTTGCTTGTAAAGTAGCATACTTCAATAAAATGTATGACCTATGTGAAGCAGTAGGTATGAACTATAATATTGTTTGCGATGGTGTTACCTCTGATAGTCGAATTGGAAAATCTCATACACAAGTTCCTGGTATTGATAATGATCGTGGATTTGGAGGAACCTGCTTTCCCAAAGATTTGAATTCTCTGATAGTTCAGATGGAAACGCATGGGGTGGATGCAGATATGCTAAAATCAGTTTGGTCTTATAATCAAAAAGTTCGAACAATCATGGATTGGTCCGTTACTTAAAATGATTGACTAACCTTTGGAACTTTGGTATGATTGATTGAGGTAAATGTGCCTTTTATGACTTACTCTGAATTTACTATTACTATGCCTGACACAAATGCTAATGGTTTTTGGAAATACAATGAAGATAAAATCCTGAAACAACTTGAAGAATATATTGCTGGTACTTATGGTCAACACTATGTTGATAGAACTGGTGGTGGAACAGAACAAACACTTGATAAGATTAAACACAATCGTCGTGAAGGATTTTGTGCTGGTAACATAACCAAGTATACTGACCGTTATGATACCAAAGGAACGCCACGAGCAGACTTGTTTAAAGTTTTGCACTATACTATTCTTTTGATTAATCATCTAAATCTCGTTGAAAACAAGTGAAATTAAAACCTCAAACTATGAAACTTTCTGAGTCTACTATTACCATTCTAAAAAACTTTGCTTCAATCAATCAATCTATTTTGGTTAAGGAAGGTTCTAAACTTCGCACTATTTCTGTGATGAAAAATATTCTTGCTGAAGCAGAAATCAAAGAAGAATTCGCAAAAGATTTTGCGATTTATGACCTCAATCAATTTCTAAATGGATTGGGACTACATCAAGACCCAGACCTTGATTTTGAAAATGATTCACACGTAATTATTCGTGAAGGAAAACGTCGTGTGAAGTATTTCTTTGCTGACCCAGAAGTGATTGTATCACCACCAGAAAAAGAAATTTCACTTCCTTCTAGTGATGTTTGCTTTCAACTAGAACACTCGCAACTCGATAAACTCATTAAAGCAGCAGCAGTTTATCAACTTCCAGACCTTTCTGCTGTTGGTGAAGCAGGTGTGATTCGTTTGGTTGTTCGTGATAAGAAGAATGATACTTCTAATGAATACTCTATTGTGGTTGGTGAGACAGATAAAGAGTTTACTTTCAACTTTAAGGTTGAGAACATTAAAATTATTCCTGGTTCTTATGACGTGGTTGTGTCAGAAAAACTTCTGTCCAAGTTCACGAACGAACGTTATAATTTGACCTATTATATTGCTTTGGAACCAGACTCCAATTTTTCTTGATTTTTTATTTTATATTATGAATATTTTTGTGACTGATGAGTGTCCTGTGCTTTCTGCTGTGTCACTCCCAGACAAGCATATTGTAAAAATGCCTCTAGAAACTTGCCAAATGATTTCCGTCATCTACTCCAAGTGGTATCATAATTGGGGTACTATTCCTAAAAAGGATGGAACCCCTTATAGTACTGAAAAGGGAGCATTCCGAAATCATCCTTGCACTGTTTGGGCAGCAGAGAGTTATGAAAACCTTGCCTGGTTAATTCGGCATGGTTATGCTCTCTGTAATGAGTATCGGCATCGTTATGGTAAAGTGCATTCTTGCTTTGATAGTCTTCAAGAAGCAGAAGTTATCTTTCTTTATAACTCACAAGAAAGTCTTCAAATTTATAAGAATGTAAAATCTTTTACTCGTGCTATGCCTGATGAATATAAATTTGATGCTAGTATTGATACTCCAACAGCATATCAAAAATATATTGCATCTAAACCTTGGGTAAAGGACAATTACCTAAAACTTCCTAATAGAATGCCAAATTGGATTTATGAATATGCGTGATGATTTTATTTGGGTCGAGAAATATCGACCAAAGACTATTGAAGATTGTATTCTTCCAGAAAATATTAAGAAAACATTTAGTGATTTTCTTAATAAGGGTGAAATTCCAAATTTGCTTCTTGCTGGTCCTCCTGGAGTAGGAAAGACTACAGTAGCAAAGGCATTATGTAATGAGTTAGGAGTAGATTATTATGTCATTAACGGATCTGACGAAGGACGATTTTTGGACACGGTACGGAACCAAGCAAAGAACTTTGCTTCGACCGTTTCACTTCAAGGAACTGGTAAACATAAAGTCATCATTATTGATGAAGCAGATAACACAGGAAACGACGTACAACTCCTTCTACGGGCTAATATTGAGACGTTTTATAACAACTGTAGATTCATTTTCACCTGCAACTATAAAAACAAAATCATCGAACCTCTCCATTCCAGATGTGCAGTTGTTGAGTTCAGTATCAAAGGAAAAGAAAAAGCCCAGTTGGCAGGATCCTTCTTCAAGCGTCTTCAAAAAATCTTGGATGAAGAAAGTATTAAATATGATCCAAAAGTCCTTGCGGAATTAATCAATAAGCACTTTCCTGATTGGAGGAGAGTTCTAAATGAGTGCCAAAGGTACTCTGTTAGTGGTGAAATAGATAGTGGTATTCTTGCGTCTTTTTCTGATGTTGCTGTAAATGACCTTATTACTCATCTCAAAAGTAAAAACTTTTCTGAAGTCCGAAAGTGGGTGGTCTCCAACTTGGATAACGACCCTGGTGTCGTTCTTCGCAGGGTTTATGACGCCTGTTATGATTGCCTTTCACCCCAATCTATCCCTGCTGCCGTTCTTATTGTTGCTAAGTACCAATACCAATGTGCGTTCGTGGCTGACCAAGAAATTAACCTCTTAGCAGCATTAACTGAAATTATGTGTGAGTGTTCTTTCAAATGAAAATTGTATTTCAAGATGAAGAACGTTTTAATGATGACCCAGATGCTTGTATTTTTAAAAGATATGGGCAACCGCATTGGTATATTAAAATTCTTAAAAAACCTGGATGGAAACAAAGAGTTCTTAAATCTTTGAACACTTCATATAAAGAAGAAGCAATTAAACAAGCCAAAATTAAATATCAAGAATTAATTGGTACAAATCAAGTTCTTCAAAATTGTTTATTTAATTCCGAAGATATTAAAATTGCAACTTTGAGGAAGGGTCTTGGTAGACTATGTGAAGATAAATTTAAAAATTTAATGATGGTTAAGGGATATCAAGTTTCTAAACCAGTTGAAGATATTTGGGGATTTGATTTTTTGGTCTCCAAAGATGGTAAATTGTGGGATAGAGTACAAGTAAAATCAACATCACAAACTAATAAAATGACTTTTCATCTTGTTACTAATCATAGAGATAAAATTCATTATAAGCAAATAGTAGATTATATGACCTTTATTAGTATTGTGGATGATAAAGTTTGGATGATTCCTGTTGAAAATCTTCCAGATAAAACTGGAATATCATTAACTGAATTAAAAAGAGATTATGAAAAATTTATAGTTGATTATCTTGGAGTGTAGTTTTAAATGAAACCTGAAACAAGAGAAGCAATGGAAATGCTTTTTGCTGCTAAGTGGAACCTTCCAAAAGCAGCACAGTATTGTAATCTTACACACAAAGAATGTAAGATTGTGTTTAATGAGTATTGTAA